AAGTCATCCAAGAAAGCTTCCAAAAAGTCATCCAAGAAAGCTTCCAAGAAAGGAGGTAAAAAAGCTTCCAAGAAAGGAGGTAAGAAAGCTGCAACTGCTGTTTAAATTATATAATAAAAATTAATTTTTAATAATCTTAAAAATTAATTATTAAAAAATTGAATATATAATAAAATACTTAAAGACTGTTAATATTATAATAACTAACATGCCTAATACCGAAAAGACGATAGAGCAGAAATATCAAAAAAAGACCCAAAAGGAACATATTCTTGATCGACCCGATTCTTATATCGGTGATATCAAAAAACAAACAGATATATTATGGACATTCAATCCCGAAAATAATAGAATGCATAAGAAAACTGTAGAATATGTTCCGGGGTTATTAAAGATATTTGATGAAATTCTGGTTAATGCTGCGGATAATACAAAGGAGGACGAAACATGTGATACCATTAAAGTAAGTATAAGTAAAGAAGAAAATACAATTTCTGTTTGGAATAATGGTAAAGGTATTGATGTTGAACTTCATAAAGAACACAAAGTATTAGTTCCAGAAATGATTTTTGGAGAATTATTAACATCAACAAATTATGATGATACTGAGCAAAGAGTTACTGGTGGAAGAAATGGTTATGGTGCGAAATTGGCAAATATTTATTCATTAGAATTCGACATAGAGGTAGTTGATAAGGCAAGATGTAAAAAATTTAAACAAACATTTTCAGATAATATGAGTAATAAAACAAAGCCAAAGGTAACAGCCGTAAAAAATCCAAAATCTGGATATACACAAATTACTTTTAAGCCAGATTTAAAAAGATTTGGTTTAAGTGAATTAACAGATGATATTGTTAATTTAATGATTAAAAGAGTTTATGATATTGCAGCAACAACAGAAAGAAATATTAAAGTATTTTATAATTCTGAGAAAATTGCAATTAATACATTTAAAAGTTATGTTAGTCTTTTTTATGAAGAGGAAAATATTATTTATGAAGATGTAAATGATAGATGGAGTGTAGGAGTACTATACTTACCAGATAATGGTCATGATCAAATTTCATATGCAAATTGTATATCAACATTCAAAGGTGGCAACCATGTGAAATATGTAGAGGGTGATATAATTAAAAAGATAGAAGATCAAATTATGAAGAAAAACAAGAATATACATATTCGTCCACAGAATATTAAAGAAAATTTGGTATTTTTTATTAATGCAGTAATTGTAAATCCTGCATTTACTTCGCAAACAAAGGAAGAATTAAAAACAAAACAGAATGAATTCGGTTCAAAATGCGAACTAAGTGATGTATTCATTAAAAAAATATTAAAAACAGGGATTGCAGATCAAGTATTATTATACGCGAAGCTCAAAGAAGAGAGTATGATGAAGAAGAAGACTGATGGCAAGAAAGTTAATAATATTAGAGGAATACCAAAATTAGAAGATGCAAATTGGGCTGGTACTAAAAAGTCATCTGAATGTAAGTTAATTCTTACCGAGGGAGATTCAGCAAAGGCATTTGCAATGGCTGGTAGGTCAGTAATTGGGAATGACAAGTATGGTATTTTTCCTTTAAAAGGGAAGTTATTAAATGTACGTGATGCATCTCCTAAACAATTGTTAGAAAATGAAGAACTAAAAAATGTTAAGCAAATTCTTGGACTACAGCAAGGAAAATCTTATAATTCATTAGATGAATTAAGATATGGTGGAATAATCATATTGACAGATCAAGATCCTGATGGATTTCATATTAAAGGATTATTAATTAATGTTTTACATTATTTTTGGCCATCTCTTGTTAAGTTAAACTTATTTATTTACGCTTTGGCTACACCCATTGTAAAGGTTAGCAAAAATAAGGATATTCGTATGTTTTACAATATATCAGATTATGATAATTGGAAAGAGGAGAATAATACAAAAGGTTGGCATATCAAGTATTATAAAGGATTAGGAACGAGTAATTCAAAAGAAGCAAAGGAATATTTTGAATCAGTTGAGGAGAAATTAATTAAATATACTTGGGAAACAGGTGGAACGACGAATGATCCAGATTCATTGCAAGATTCGGAGGAATCCGGGGCTTCAGCTGGATCAACTGATTCTAAAAAGAAAAAACCTAAATCTAAAAATAATTTCGAGGCAACAATTGAGGTAGATTCAGATGATGAAACAACCGAATCGATTAAATTAGCATTTGAGAAAAAGCGTGCAGATGATAGAAAAGAATGGCTATTAAACTATGATAAGGACGTTGTATTAGATAATGATCAGAAGATAGTACCAATTCCTGAATTTATTCATAAGGAGTTAAAACATTTTTCAAATGATGATTTGCATCGTTCTATTCCTGCATTATGTGATGGATTAAAAATATCAACAAGAAAGATTTTATATTCTGCATTCTTAAGAAAATTGCATTCAAAGAAGGATGAATTAAGAGTATCTCAATTAGCAGGATTTGTCTCCGACAAGACATGTTATCATCATGGTGAACAAAGTTTATGTGATGCAATTGTTGGAATGTCGCAAGATTATGTTGGATCAAACAATATTAATTTACTTCACCCTTCAGGGCAATTTGGAACTAGGTTACTTGCTGGTAAAGATAAGGCAAGTGCAAGATATATTCATTCATATCTGGAAAAACTTACCAAGTTTATCTTTAGATCCGAAGATGAGCCTATATTAAATTATCTAAATGATGATGGCGTTGCAATTGAACCTGAGCAATATTATCCAATTATTCCGATGGTTTTGGTAAATGGTGCGGAGGGTATCGGAACAGGTTTTAGTACATCTATTCCATGTTATAATCCGGAAGATATTATTAAAAATATCTTTAGTTTGATGGATGCAAAGAAAGTTAAAACGATGTCTCCATGGTATAATAATTTCAGAGGCAAGATACTGAAAGTAGATGAAAATACATATGATGTGTATGGAAAGTATGATATATTGGATGCGAATCGTATTATAGTAAATGAATTACCTTTAGGATGGTCAACAACTCCTTATAAGGAATTTTTAGAAACAATCCAATATGATGCTGATTCAAAGAAGAATGTAATCGTAGGATTTACTGATAATAATACAGATGAGCGTGTACATTTCGTGGTATCATTCCCAGATAAGAAATTATCATTGTATCAAAATAATGATACAATTGAATCAAAATTAAAGTTAGTACGTAAGTTGAAAACGTCAAATATGAATTTATTCAATGAGAATGGTATAATCCAAACTTTCAATAATATTGAAGATATACTTGAACAATGGTATACTGTACGATTAAAAAAGTATGAAGACAGAAAGAAATATATTATTGCCAAGATTGAAAATGAGTTGGATTTGTTAAAATACAAAGCATTATTTATAAAATATGTACTAGATGGCACAATTGTAGTTTTTAAACAAAAGAAACAATTGATTCTTGATAATATTGTTAAACTGAAATTTCCACAATTATCAACTAATAAAGATGAAGATAAATCATATGATTATATAATAAATATTCCACTATTTCATCTTACATTAGAAAAGATAGACGAATTAAATAATAAACTCAAAGAGAAGGAGGAAGAATTAGCATATGTTAAGACTACACCTTCAATCGATGTATGGAGAAAAGAATTGACAGAGTTATTGAAATTATACACTAGTTGGCATAATGAAAAAGCAAAGGAATTTGAAAGTAATATTAGTGGAAATGTGAAGATTACTACACTTAAGAAAAAAACATCAATTAAAAGAAAAAAGAGTAAAACCCCAAAGACGTCGGTGCAGACTATTTAACACCACATGGTATGGTCATCATCTAATTCTGTAGGTGTATATTTACTTTTTCTATTAAATATTATTTTATTATTTTGATATATTAATAAACAAAAAAAGAAACATAATAAAAAAATAAGACATATTAATATATATGTAAAATTAAAACTATTATATTGTTCAGAATCTAAAAGGTCATCAGGAGATGATATTAGTTTTGATAAATTCGTATTAAGAATATTATTCCAATTTAAAGGCGATTCACTATCCATTATAGTATATAATAGAAATTAAGTTTCTTAAATCTTTTTATATATAAAAGCATTAATCTTTATTAAGTATAATGATTGTTAACGTAAATATTAATGAACAATTATTTCCAAAACTCTTTGATTTGGAAAAAAATAAATTAAATGATACAATTTTGTTTTTATTAAATATTGGATATCAGAATGTATATTCGTCGGTAAATGAAAAGAATTTAATTAAAAGTATGGATGATATATGTAGAAGATTTAAAGATGATGTCGTAAATGGCGTTGATTCTAAAAATGAATTAATAAAAGATAGAATCCAGCATTTACAAGATAATATGAATAGTTTGGATATAAATTCAAAAATCGACGATTTCTCTAAAATTTTAGAGAAATTATTTGGAATATCTGCATCTTCATCTAAAAAAGGAGAGATTTCAGAAAATTTAATTTACAAGATGTTAAGTGATAAATATCCAAATTATTGTTATGATGTTAGAAGACATATTGCCCATCATGCAGATGGCGAATTAACCTCACCAACAGGTATGAAATGCTTAGTAGAAATTAAAAATTATTCTAATACGGTAAATAAAGATGAGATTACTAAATTTAAATATGATTTAAAATATACTGGAAATAAATTTGGAATTTTCATATCATTGCAGACAGGAATTTGTGGTAAAAATAACATAGACTATGAAATGTATCAAGAGAATGATGAATATTATCATATTGTTTATATATCCAAGATAATGGATGAGGTATTAAAATTAGATTGTGGAATTTTATTATTAGAAAATTTACATAAAATAAATAAGAAAGACAATATAGATCTAAAAATGGATCAAATAAAAAATTTAATATATTCTAATTTTAATGAACTAGAAACTGTTATAAATAAAACAGATAAATTGAGAGATGAATATGATAAATTAGAAAAATCAATGAAATCAAATTTTGATATTTTTTATAATCATCTAAGAAATTATGAGATAGAACTCAAACAAAAAATGCAAACAATATGGGTTAATTTATTTGATGATTTGAAAGATATTGATAAGAAATATATTGATACTAAAATAGAGGTATTATTAAATATAGGTGAAAAGGATAAGTGTTATCATATTATAAGTAGATTATTTGATTTATTAAGTAAGTATAATATTAATATAACACATGATACTTCATTATATTATATGAATAAAGGTGATAAAAATCTAGGAACAATTAAAAAAATGAAAGACAAGGTAACTGTTAATTTAGATACTCCGTCAATCACGTTAAGTTTTAAGATAAATGAAGATAATGATACGAACTTTGATTTCATGAATCTATTAATTGAAAATATTTAATATAGATATATATATATATATGTGGATTTTACTATTTATTATTTTAGTATTATGTATCTTTAAAAAAAATATAACAGAAACGTTTTATGGTATGAACTATATACAACAGCATAATTATTTAAAGTGTTGTAATAATTTGGGATGTAATCACATTTTATGTAAAAAATATTTACTAGCAAATAGGAAATATAGAAATGCGATTGGTTCATTATATGCTGTGAATAATAATATATTATTTAATAAAAATAGAAATAAAGAAATAAAATTATTTGTACGTTATGGAAAAAATCAAAATCATTATTATGTTAAATTTTTAAATAAAAGAAATAGATATGTACATAATAGACTTTTAACAAAAACAGCATTAGATAATAATAGTATTGTTAAATTAAATAATAGCAGATATCGAGTTCATTTAGATGGAAATAAAAATAAATATAATCCATTATATAGAAATTCATATTTTAAATATGAAGAACCATTATATCCTGTAAATTTATATGCGAATAAATATGGATATCTAAAATCACACGATTTAAATTCTCCTAAATATTTATCCCTATATAGACGTACATCTGGTAATAATTTATGGGATTATTATGTAAAAAAAAATAATAAGATAGTAAAATTACATAAATATAAGAATAAAATTTTAAGAAACGGTGATAAATTAAATTTTTTAGATTATGATAAAACAGAATATGTATATCAGTCAATCAATTAAATATCCATGTATCGTAATATATGTTTTCTTGCCATTCCTTATATTTACTATGTAATTCTATAATCTTACTTTGGTTTATAGAACTCCAATTATTATCTATAAGAACACTATGAAATTTTTGATAGTCAAAATAGGGTTCGGTATGAGTGTCTGTTTTCCATGGTAAATTTACAGATACGGTATCATCTTCTATTTTTATATCAAAAATAGAAATATTCTTATAATCAATCCAATTAAATTTCATAATTGTACCTTTATTGCATCTATTATTTAAATTTTTAATTAGATTTATATAATCAGTTGTATAATGTATGCTAAAATTAAATATTATATAATCAAATGATTGTAATAAATTATTCATTTTAAATAATTGAGTATCTTCCCAAATCTTTCCAAAATATGATTTTTGTGATCGTATATTCCAGTCTTTATTTAAATTAAACCATAAATAATTATTAGAATTCGATAAAATGGTAGATTTAAATATACATATTGGATCAATATCTATTCCAACAATATTTTTTGGTTCTATTTTTCTCCATCCGATAATACTTGAACTTTTACCACATCCAACATCTAGAACTGTTTTATCTTTACATTCTGATAACCAATTAATATTATATTGTTTTAGGTGTGATAAGAATCCGAAAATGTCTTGATTAATATTTTCTTTGTAAGAATAATATACATTATAAAGTATTGAATTATCAATTGTATCTAAATTCATTTTAAAATTGATTTGATTTTGTATAATTTCAATTATATATTTCGAATTTGGGTATTTTTTATCTGGCCTTTCTTCTCTTGCCATCCATTTATTTTTATTAAAATGACATCTATATATGCGATTATTCTTTGCATTTGAATTTTCAATACAATATATATTATTATTAGAATCAAAAAAGTTACCTTTTTTAAATCTTAAATCAATTGTCATTTGATTTAATGGTTTGATTTTAGCGGAATATTTACAGTCAGTTGGACTAACAACCCATCCATCTGTTGGATAGTTAATCATAGGAAAATAATTATTTAATTTTTTTATAATATCTAATTTAGATGTTTCAGATATTTTTAAATAAAGTTTTGGTAAAATATTTTCTGTATGATCATTATAAAATTCAATATATTGATCAATTACAGTTTCTAAATTATCAGAAGTTAGCGTATTAAAATCCGGATAACTAAAATTAGATAATTTACAATATTCATCAAGTCGATCCATTATATTACTTTCAGTATTCGTTTCTGTAATATAGTCAAATATAAGTTCTTTTCCATTATCAAGTAATTCATATTCACATACGCCGTCATATATTTCTTTTGTTTTAAAAACACCATCTGCTTTAAACGTTAAATAACATTCATATTGAATTAAATAATATAAATGCTCAATCGTTAAATGATAGATCTTTTTAGGCATCGTTTAATTGTAATAATTATTTATTTAAATTATATTAAAATTCAATTTTAATATAATTAGATACTCAATGTTAATACTATCGGAGCATGATCACTGCCCATTTGATCTTTTAAAGTATATGACTTTTTAATTGATTTATTAAATACATCACTGACTAAGAAATAATCTATTCTCCACCCTTTATTATTATTTCGCGATTGTCTCATATATGACCAATATGTATATTCATCTTTATCATCTGGATGTAAATATCTGAAAGTATCTGTTAGTTTTAATTTTTCTATGTATTTACTAAAACTATTTCTTTCCTCAATAGTAAAACCAGCAGATCTTAAATTGGTTTTAGGAGAATGAATGTCAATTTCAGATCTCGCTACATTTAAATCACCACAGACAATTACCGGGTTTCTCTTCTGTACACTCTCAACATACTTCCAAAATGCATTATCCCATTTATTAACTCTATAATCTAATCTTTGTAATGCTTCACCACTATTTGGTGTATACACATGAATTAATGAAAAATCATCAAATTCTAAAGTTAGTACTCTACCCTCTTTATCGTGTTCTGGTTTATCAATCCCGAATTTAATATTTTTTGGTTTTATTTTAGACCAAATAGCTGTCCCACTATAACCTTTTCTAGCAGTAGATGTATTATAAAATCTATAACGATAACCTTTTATTTTTTTAACTAAATTTTGTCGAGTGACTAAATCGGGACATGATAATTTAGTTTCTGACATACAAAAAAAATGTGGATTTTCATCTTTTAAAAAATCATTTAAATCCACTTTATCTAATAAAGCTCTAATCGAATTTATATTCCAAGCTATAAGTTTATATTTTTTCATTATGTTATAAATAGATTTATTAATTTAAGTATATTTAAAAATATATCAAACTTAAATTAAGTATACAAAAATTTATATACTTAATTCCAATCTTCACCACTCACCACTGTCGCCACTGTCATAATCTTCATAAATATATTCTTCATCGTCCTCCTCAACTGATTGCCGAGGAACCGGTAATTTCTTAACTGAATGCTGTGTAACCGGTAGTTCCTCAACTGATTGCCGAGGAACTGATTGTTTTTTCTTCTTCTTTTTCTTCTTCTTTTTAGTACTCCCTATAGGGAGTAATTTTTTGAGATTACAAACATGTTCTGTTTTTTTATCTGGGTTTTTATATACATGCAAAATAGGAGGCAATATTATATTCGGTTGCATCGATGATGTAGTCTCGTAAAGTGGTGTTTGATAATAATAAATAGATAACATATTTGATTTTTTTTATTTCAATTTTTTATATATCGTAATTAGATGATATACTATTATATAATTCTAAATATCGTTTACCGTTTGATATCTTTTCATATATTAAATTAATACCATATAAATGTGCAAGTAATCTCATATTTGGATCAGATGTATAAATAACATTTTTATTTTGAATAGAATCTTTTATAAATAATAAATATTGAGCTATATCTAATTTAATTAACTGTATCATTGTAAAACGCATTTTAATTAAATTATATTCTAATACAATCACATCATCGTTTTTATAATGATCGATTACAGTTTCTTTTGAAAATATTGGGATTAATGTTAATTTTTTATTATCATTCAAGTCTAGATAAACACTTCCGTCAGATGTATATATGTTAATATTAATACCATAATTTATTGATATGTCATTATATGGCATTCCTTTTGAATTGATAGCTGCACTATCGTAATCTTCAGATGAAAATAAACTAGGTAGTGTTTCTATAAATAGTAATGAATTATCTATTTTATTACATTTTTCAATAAATGTATTATCGCATCCTGAATGACATGATATATGAATATATTTATTTTTAGATATGTCATCATAATTATCATAAATATTGTTAGCAATATCATTAATATCATTATAACTAATGTTAAAAGATTGTTTAAAATTATTTTTTAAGGACCACCAATAGGATGAATTAATAAAAAACGTATAAATACTTTCTTCATAATTTGGTGTAATATAATATTGATTATCTTTTTTGTATAATATTCTATTATGTTCAAATAATTTTATCATAATTAATAAATCATTGCGTAATAGGAGATTTAATGTACTAAGATATTGTTCTAATACATATTCTATTTTTAGAATATTTTGTTTAAAGCCTGTTTGTTTACAAAAGCGTCCAATAATAATTGACAAAATAATGATATGATATATAATATCTTTTTTAGGAGCAGTAGTTGATCCATTTTTAAATACATCTAATGAATTGCTACATAATATATTTGCAATTAATATATTATCAGGAATAGTAAATTTAATTTTATATTTATGGGAGGGTTCAGATTCAGCATAACTATGGATTAATCCATCTAATGCATTATATATAAAATGATAATTCTTTGAGGTTTTATAAAATTTTAAACACTCATCATGTTTAAGTTTAGCTAAATTTGATTGTAAATTTGGAATTTGTAATTGTTTAATCTTTAATGCATATAACGTGCCAATAAATAATTCTTCAGATAACATAACTTTTGGATCATTAGTTAATATAGCATTAACTAAATTAATAAAATCATAGTCAATGCTAATATTATTACTTATAATTTTTTTAACTTCAAATTTCTTAGATGTAACACTGTACTCAAATAGTGTAAGTATATCTTTATCATATTTAAGCATAATTATGTCTTGATTGTTAAGTGTCGTATGTATTTTCAATATATCGTATATATTTTTTAAAGAGTATATTCCATATGTTGGTTTTATCATTTTATATAAATCGAAATCTTTATCATTAAAAAAGTTATTATATGTTCTGTAATTTGGGAAATAAGATAATACTTTAATATACCAATTAGGTAAAATTTTGGTATTTGATAATAAACAGTTGTCCATTATATACACTTAGATAAATAATAATTATTTAATTGATGGATAAAAATAATTTAGTACAATACGATGATATTTCGAATACATGTAAGACATATAATAATAGATCAATATATGGTGGAGAATTAAAACAAAATTTATCTGTAGATGTGGGTGAGCCAAAATATAATTGTATTAAATTAAAGAAAAAAACAGATGATGCAATATTTTATAAAAGTAATATAAATGTAACCAATTAGTTAAAAATACTTCTATTAAGGAGTATTTTTTTTGGTGTATAATATTCCTAATAAAATAGAAAAAGTTGATTTTTTAGTATTTAAACATTAAATCATATTTAAAATAAATGTTTCTAATTGATAAGTATGACATTAAGGATCCGTGGGATGTTATGTATAATCATGATATTTATAAACGTTTACTAAGATTGAATTCTTTAAGTTCTTGGTATACGGATTCTATAGAAGTTGAGAGGAATTTTGATAATTTGCCTAATATATTAATACATGGGAAAGAAGGATGTGGTAAGAAGGATTTGGTAAGAATGTTTATAAGAAGAATATATGGATCGAATTTAAAGAAATTAAATGTTAAATATATAATTAGTGGTTATGGTAGTAATAATATTGAAGTGGAGATTCCTCAAAGTTTATATCACATGGAAATATTTCCAACAGGAACTGGATTAGATAAATATTTGGTACAGGAAGTTATTAAGGAATATGCATCAAAAAATTTATTATTATTTGATAGTGAAAGGACATTTAAAATAATATGGATTCATAATATAGATGAATTATCATATTATGCACAGACTGCGCTTAGATGTACAATGGAAAAGTATTGTAAAACATGTAAATTTATTCTAACAGGTAAACAGTTATCAAAGATAATAGAACCATTGAGGAGTAGATGTTTATCAATGAGAATACCTTTGCCAAATGATGACGATATAATGAGAGTATTATTAAATATTTCAACGAAAGAGAATAAATTTCTATCTTTGGAGGATTACAATGATATAATAATTAAGTGTAATAATAATATCAAGCTAGCGATCCAGTATTTAGAGATGAAATTTTATGGAATGGAGATTACAGTATCATGGAAGATATATTTAAGTGATATAATTAAAATTTTTAATAAAGCAATTAAGAATACGATTAATGAGACCCATATAATTAAAATTAGGGATATATTATACAAGATTTTTATAACAAATGTAAATGGAACGGAGATAATAAAGGAGCTATTAAATCAGATGTTATTTACATTAAAAGACAAAGATATAACATATGAAATAATAGATAGATGCACACATTATGAGAATTCTTTATCTAAAGGTAAACGTACAATTATTCATTTAGAAGCATTTATTTTTAGTGTTTTAGAATTATTAAATAAGAAATATGGTAAATAATATATATGGATTCAAAATATATATTATATATAATTATTTTCTTTATTATAATACGACGAATACATGTCATATTATCATATAATGATTATCACGTCTTTATGGCATTTCTATATAAAATAATAATTATAAAATAGTTATTATTTTATTATATATTTAATTATCAAAACAAAATTCCAATGTATTATCTACTAGAACTTCATTAATAACGTCCCTATAATGTTCTACTATTTTAATTTCAAAATTATCAATATATATATTCTTTTCATCTTCTGATAGTGTACTTAGTATTCTTTTATAATCATCTTCATTATCAGCAGGTATTAATATTTTAGTTGCCCCTGCTCGTTTAGCTCCATCTAGTTTAGATTCTAAACCTCCAATTGCATGAACTTTACCATTTAAGTCAATTTCGCCAGTCATTGCGACAGTATTACGAATCTTAATATTACATAATCTAGATAATATAGCACTAGTAATTGCAATACCAGCAGAAGGTCCATCTTTAGGCATAGCTGCATCTGGGCAATGAATATGTAATCCATAACTACCGAAATCATCCCAATCAGTCTTAATTTTTTTCTTAACAACGTCTGGTAATAAATTCCATGCAACAGTTTTAGCACATTTCATTGATTCTTTCATAACATCTCCTTGATTTCCTGTTAATTCTAAACTTAATTTAGTATCAGAAGGAGTTCTCATAACTTCAATAATTGTAATACCACCTGTTCCAGCAGATGTAGCATATAGACCATTTACTAATCCAACTTGTGGTTCTTTTGCAATCTTGGTAAATTGTACACTACCCTTATCAGAAAATTGTGCCTTAACATATTCTTCTGTAATTTCAAATGGTAATTTGACATCTTCTTCGCCTAAAACACGTGTTAAGTTAATTTCTCGGATTAATTCAAAGAATCTTTCTTTTAATTTTCTTACACCTGCTTCATATGTATATGTATCTATAATATAACTGATTACATCATCACTAAAAATAAAATCTTGGATTTCATAACCAACAGTTTCTAATATTTCAGGTAATATATATTCTTTTGTTATATGAATTTTTTCTTTTTTTGTGATTGATTTTACTTTAACTTCAGTTATTCGATCTCTAAGAATAGGATCTACTAAACTGGAATCATTATAAGAAAATACAATTAATGCTTTTGATAAATCTAATTTAATACCTGAAAAGTATTTATCCGAATATTCCTGATTTTGTGAAGGATCNGTTAAATGTGTNAACATACCGATAATTTCTCTACCGTTTTCNGTTTTACTTACTTTGTCTAATTCNTCAATATATATAACTGGATTCATACATTTTGTTTCTATCAAAATGTCAACAATTCTCCCCCATGTTGAACCAGCATATGTATAATTATGACCATCTAAGAATGATGCGTTGGTTGCTCCACCCAATGCAATGAATGCAAATGGACGACTATTCCCATTTTCATCAATTAAACATTTTGCCAATCCTTTTTTACATAATGTTGTTTTACCAACTCCAGGAGGTCCTTGAAATCCAAATATATTGCCTTCCATTTTACCATTTATCCATTGTGCAACTAATCGTTCGATGTGTTTTTTTGCATCTACTTGGCCATATATTGATGTATCTAATGTTTTTCTTATTTTAGCCATATAATCTTTCTTTGAATGTTTGTACCTTGTCCATTCGTTAAATAAATTCATTAATTGACTTTCAATAGATTTCCATTTATTAAATTCTTCTAAAATTTGATGATTAAATTGTTCATTATCAGTATTTTCATTTTCATATTCATATTCATTTGTTGTATTAAATATTCTACTCTTAACTAATTTTGGTGAATTAGGATATCCATATAATTTATTTTTAAGATTTTCTAATTCTTGTTTTATATTATAACTAATTTCTGATTCTATCTTTTCTAAGTTCTCATCATCTTCACAATCATCAATCTCTTTGTTTAATTGTTTCATTTTATCTAATTTTATTAAAGATGATTGTGAATCGTTCTTAATTAAGCTGTTATCTTCTGAATCCATATTTTCATAATTTTTATCTTCAGAAATTGATTTATTAATTTTAAATAATATATATTCAATTTTAATAATTAAATCATTTAATTTCTTTTCTGTCTCAAACTTATCTTCTTCATAAAATGCATATAATTCTAATAATTCATTTTTTACATATTTAATCGTATGATCAATATCATTTAATTGTAGTGTAGATGTTTTAAGATCAATTAAAAGAACTTTAATATTTGTAGAAAAGTCCTCTAAGAATGATAGAATTTTTTCTTTTTTATAAATTCCAAATGGTATTTTTAGCAATCCATCTAAATAATTGATAGCTTTTGTACTTTCTTTACTTGTATTTATTTCTTTTAGTTTATCTAATGCTTTTGATTTAACATTATCTGGTGCTTTTAACTGCACAATTCGATCTTCATAAGATATATTTTCTTCATTAAATGATAATAACTTCTTTCTATAATCATCAACACTTTTAAATGCAACTTTAAACTTCTTTTGAACTGACCAATGTAAACTTTTGAAAATATCATCAGCCATAAATTGAGGTTTTATACTATCTGAACTAGTAGTTATCATGTCATATAATAAATAAGCTAAATGTTTAGTTTCATCATTATCACTTATTAAAAATAAAGTTAATATTTTTCTTTGATCTTGTAAGGTACTCATTAAAAATTCTTTAACCAATGAAGATAATAATTGATTTTTAAGATTATTAAGATGTTCATAATCTTTTTTTAATTTTCTTACAATTTTCTCCGTTGTCAACACAACGATATCTCGTGTATTCAATTGATAAACATATGATATTATAAATGTCTGTGGTATATCCAACATTTTTGTTTGATCTTTGATAGTTTCGATTTTTTGTTTAAGAATTTCATGATTTTTATATACATTTAATGGATCTTTTTTAAAATATCCATTAATAACTAATTTTTTTTTATCACATGGAATTTCAATAATAGCACCATCAATTTTTTCTATTAATGAAGCATTTAATGTATCTAAATTTTGTATTACGATTCGATCATTCTCATTCTCTTTTTTATTTTCGTCATCTTTATCGTTTTCTTTATTCGGTGATAATATTTTTATCCCTATAGGAATAAATACATTATCAAGAAAGTATAAATATTTTGATGTAGATGTATTAAATATTTTACTTGTATCTTTAACTAAAATGTTAATAACCGCCATTAATGAAGATGTTCCACACTCACATACTAATTGTATTACCTCTTCTTTTAACATATATAAGTTAATTTTCAAATCTACAATATTTATATTAGAAAATGTTCTTAAATTTAAAGGATATGCTAATTGATTTAATTTTAATAAAACAACTTCTATTTTTTGCATAGTAGTATTGTATTTATCTTGATTAATCAATCCTGTGTCATAATTATTTTGGATTCTATCGATTATTTCTATTAACCTATTTTTTGTTTTTTCAAATGACAAATTATATGATTGAATATATTCTAAATTATATCTGAATTTATTTTGTAATATAATTGTTGATCTTAACAATTTTGTAGTTGGTTTTAATTCCATTAATAATATTAATATTTTAATTATATTATACAGACTTAATTAAATATTAAAATATTTATATATTTATATATGTCTAATTATCTTTGGACAGCAGATGGAGCTTATATTAAAAAAAACTTATATGAACATTTAAATAATTTTACAGTAGATAATGATAAATTCTGTGTACAAGATACATGCTTATCTAAATCTGAAATGATATTATTAAAAGAGTCTGTTGCAAATTATAGTATTTTTCAAAATGTAAATAACAAAGATATTTTAACTAAATATGAAGTTCAAGAATACATAAAAGAAATATTTAGAATTATAAGTGTTTCATCTGGTGATGAAAAAATGGCGAACATTAACAAATATTTGGCATATGGATTAAATGATATCAAAACAGGGTCTAATTATAGTTTTGCTCCTAAATATAATGAAATAAATTTTAATAATTTATATTTAGCAATTCCAGATATCAATATTACAACACTTAACTTTTCAGAAGAACAAGTACAAAACATAATAACTACAAATCGAATAGATTTTCCAGAAGATTCTCGTAAACGTTATGTTATTACTAATAAAAATATTACAAACATTCTATTGAAATATCATTCTTTTGTATATAATAATATGAAATTTATGTTATTTAAACCACAAGCAGACGGTTACTATTGGAAATTGCTTATAGAGTGGGGTGATCTAATTTCAGAAGCATCAAATAGTTTAGATAGAAACTATAAGAAAATATATGAAACAAATTTTAATAGTATAAATATAATTAATACGAAGGAAACTATTACTAAAATAGAATATATGAAGTTAATAGATGATTTAAAAATAATTTCAATTAAAAATGGTAAGTATGATAATAATTCATTTAAGGACAATATATTCATTAAACAATATAATGTTCCATTAAATTTAGAGATTATAACAAAAGAATATTTTGATAATGTTATTTACCAATCTAATAACTTTACTTTATCTGAAATATCTAATAATGATATTTTAATAGAATTAAAAACTCGACTAGGTGTCGATTTTATTAGCAATAAGCATTATATTTTAGATAATACAGAATCTTCTAGTATCAGATTATTAAGAGTTAAATATCCAAATAATAATAATTTCCAATGGCAAATTTTATTTTTGGAAAATAATTCATTTATACAATATATAGATACTACTACCGTGGTACAAGATAGTTTACCTCAACAAACTCCGGCACCTCAACAAACACCAGCACCACAACAAACTCCAGTACCACAACAAACCCCAGTACCTCAACAAACTCCAGTACCTAATCAAACCCCAGTACCTAATCAAACTCCAGCACCTCAACAAACTCCAGCACCTCAACAAACTCCGGCACCTAATCAAACCCCAGTACCTAATCAAACTCCAGTACCTAATCAAACCCCAGTACCTAATCAAACTCCAGCACCTCAACAAACTCCAGCACCTCAACAAACTCCAGTACCTAATCAAACTCCGGCGCCTCAAAATTAATAATATTCTTTAAATAAAAATTGACATTATTGCAATATAACAATATATTTATATTAGATTAATAATAATGTGTGGAATATGGGCTTATTTATTACATAATAAAATAGACTTTGAATATAATGTAATATTTAATAATTTTATGAACTTGAGTGGGCGTGGTCCAGATAGTTTAAATTTTGAATTTTATAAAAATAAATATATGACTGGTTTTCACAGATTATCAATAATGGATACTTCATATAAAGGAAGCCAGCCATTTGAATATTATGATAATGAAACAGATATAAAATATACCTGTATTTGTAATGGAGAAATATATAATGCTGCATTAATAAAAAGGCAATTTGAGAAAAATGAATTTAATTTCATGTCATCATCTGATTGTGAAGTATTGATACCATTATATATTAAATACAAGGAAAATATGGTTAATCACTTGGATGGTGAATTTAGTATTATATTAATTGAAGAATGTGGTGATAATATTAAATATTATATTGTTCGAGATAGAATTGGTATAAGACCATTATACATAGGAAAAGATAAAAGTAATAATTTTATCTTTTCAAGTGAATTAAAGGGTATGAAAGATTTAGCAATAGAATCTCAACAATTTAAACCTGGCACATATAAAACAATTACATATACAGATGGACAGTATAATGAAACGTCTAATACATATTATGATATAAACGTGTATTTAAACCATCCAATAACATTTGACTATAATACAAATTCTATTTTATTAAATATTAAGAATATATTAATTAAAACAGTTACAAAAAGATTAATATCAGACAGACCTGTTTGTGCATTGCTATCAGGTGGATTAGATAGTAGTTTAGTATGTTCAATAGCGAGTAAAATACTAAAGGGATATGGTAAAAAGTTATATACGTTTAGTATTGGTATTCCAGGTAGTACAGATAATATCTATGCACAGAAGGTAGCTGAATATATTGGTTCAGAACATACAGTAGTAACTATTAGTCAGAATGATGCAATTGTCGCATTAAAAAAAGTTATTTGGGCGACGGAAACATATGATATTACAACAATTAGAGCATCAACTGGACAATATTTAATATCTAAATATATTGCCGATAATACTGATTTCAAAGTAGTATTATCAGGTGATGGGAGTGACGAAGTTACTAGTGGTTATTTAGAGAATTTTTTAGCACCAAATGTCGACGAATTGCATAAACATGCAATTAAAAGAATTGATGAAATTCATTATTATGACGTATTACGTGCAGATAGAGCAACATCTCTTCACGGACTAGAACTCAGAGTCCCATTCCTAGACGTAGAATTTATAAATTATTATCTTAATATTGATCCTAAATTAAGACAACCAGATAATAATAAATGTGAGAAATATTTATTACGCCAAGCTTTCAAAGACGATTATTTACCAGAGGAAGTATTATGGAGACAAAAAGAAGCATTTTCAGATGGCATAAGTTCACAAGAAAATTCATGGCATTCAATAATAAAATCAGTATGTGATGAATTAATTACAGATGAAGAGTTGGAAACTGCGAATATTAAATATGATTACTGTACACCTAAAACAAAAGAGTCATATTATTTTAGACATATATTTACAGAATTGTATGGTAATTCATTTAATAATATAATTCCGGGATTTTGGATGCCAAAATGGTCAACAACGACAGATCCTTCTGCGAGGTCTATGGAAGTCTATTCTAAAAGTAATGAATTACCCTCCAATATAACAATACCATTCAATCAATAAGATTAAAAACTGTTTAATTATCTAAATTAAATATAATATGTTTAAAAAAGAATTATTATATTTAATATTTGGGATAATATTTATTTTGTTAATTAAACAGTTTTTTAAAAATACAGATGCACTTACATTTTCAAAAACAGAAGAGTTGACCCCCCTTTCAAAGAAGACTTTGAATCGTGTGACTCCACAATTGCGAAAAATTGTTGCATCTGTGCATTATATCCCTTATCCGTCTGATCCAAGTATAATAAAAAACGAATTAGAGAATATTAAAAAAAAGCAAGGACAATTAACATCTGATCATAGAAAAGAAATATATCAGGAAAGTAAGCATGATATAGAAATATTCGCACGTGAAATGACTTCTAATCCAAATTACATTGCGAAAATACAAAATAATATAAACACGTATATAGATCCAATTATTATGCATATTAAAATTAAATTTAATAGGGTGCGTCCTTATCATTTAGATAAAGATATACATCCAACTATAGAATATCCAGGTCATCCTTCTTATCCTTCTGGTCATGCAACACAAATATATTACATAGCGTATTACATGACACAAAAAGAACCACAAAACAGGAAAAAATATTTTAAAATAGCAAAACGTGTTGCAGAAAATAGAGAATACGCAGGAGTTCATTATGAAAGCGATTCAAAATATGGACAAATAATTGGCGAATACTTATCATCTATTTATAATGAATAAATCAGTAAGTACTTGTAAATAAAAAATATAGTAATTTCCGCATTTTAGATGCAGAAAAATGATCAATTACTACAGATACTTCTGTGAAGTCTATTCTAAAAGTAATCAATTATTAGATAGTATCTAATAATAAATTTTAAAAATTTCTTAATTTTAAATAATCTAATTCAGAAATTTGCAGAGGTGTTGTATTATTTTTATTAATAATATATTTTACTTTATTATTTAATTTTTCTAACATATTAGTTAGAGTCATTTCTCCTTCATCTCTAATTGGTACATCCGTTAATTTGTAATCATTTTTATGACATTTATTAAATACTGCATCTTTATAAAAAAAAGTAATAGTTTTAAATTTAATATTTTTTGGTAAATTACCTTGATAAATATATTTATCAGGGCATGATTCGTTATAGTTATAATGATACATATATAAATTATTAATAATACTTAATACTAGAAGAATAATTAATATAACAATTAATATACTCATATATTTATATATAGATTATTAATTAATATTAATATTTAAATTAAAAATCTATATTTATATATATTAGGATGAGTTCCAATAAAGTAGACGAAATTGTCGATTTAGCATATAAAGCTTTCTTTAATAAAAACACATCAAAAAATTTTTCAAAAAAACCAATTTTAATTAAAGAAGTGTTGGCTGAGAATAGTTTATTTAAATTTGATCGCGAATCTTCAGAATCTGACCAACTATTAGAATCTTTATTTAATAACGAATTAACATATATCGATGGTAGTTGTGCTGATAAATTAGTATTTAGTAGAAAAAATACTAATAACAACAATATGTCTTTAGTAACTATGTTTTTATATAAAAATTCAGGAGACGTTGATTCAAATAATTCAAATATTAATATTAATGCTATTAATCGATTTATATTATATACAAATAGTGGTAAAATGTCATATATAACTTTGCCTATGAATAATTTTGATATAGCTAAAACTAAAATACAGGATAAATTAGCTAATTTCGATGATGCATTAAAAATAATGAAAAAATGCAAATCACCTGTTGTTTCTATTCAAATTACAGAATTATTTTATAAGTTAGATGATTTAAGTAATAGCTTGAAAGTTATTAATAAAGATGATTTAGTAATATTATTATTAAATCTTATATATGCATTATTTCATCATCAAAGAAAATATCCAGAATTAAGATTAAACATGGATGATTTAAAAGGATTAATGGTATATATTAAACCTAAACAAGATAGAAAATTCAATTATTTTGTTAATAATTTAAATTTTGTAGTCCCTGATAATGGATTACAAGTTCGATTTCATGATTTAAGAAATTCTGTTATTAGTAAGGAATTGGAAAATAAATCTCTTAGTCCTAAAACTAATAAATTATCACAATCCGAGGATCTAATCAATTTATTAATGTTATTTAAAGATGCTACAAAAACTGATAATAAAAAACTAATAGACAGTTTGATTAAAGATATTAAAAAAGATAATCTTAATGCTGAAAATATTTTACTTAATAACAATTTATTTTCTCAATTCAAACAACCTAAACCAGATATTAAATCATCAGATAGAGACATAAATACAGAAACATCTGAAGCATATGGTGGTAGTATTGAAGAATCAGATGAAGATGTCAATATAGAATCATCTGAAGCATATGGCGGCAGTATTGAAGAATCAGATGAAGATGACAATGTAGAAACATCTGAAGCATATGGTGGCAGTATCGGAGGATCAGACGATGATGCCGATGTAGAAACATCTGAAGCATATGGTGGCAGTATCGGAGGATCAGACGATGATAATAATAAATCAGATGGCGGCGATGAAGATGACAGCAGCGACGATGACGACGACGACG